ATCGTCCGTGGTTTGGCTGTTTATGGCCGTAAGGTTGTTAAGCCACAAGCTTTGGTTGTTGCCCAAGTTGGTTCTGCCAGCTAAAGAACTGGGGGCTTCGGCCCCCATTTTTAACTTTTATTTTGGAGATTTAAAATGTCTAATTCAACTCAATTTGGTCGTACGACTGGCGGCTATGAAGCTGCAACTGCTGGCACGACTCAAACTCAAGCTGGTGCTACCGTCCTGACCTCTGCTATCAATTACGTCACCACTGGCAATGCTAGCGATGGCGTTATGTTGCCCGCAGGTTATGGCCTTGGTGACGTAGTTTATGTTGTTAACAGTTCTGGTGTTGCACTAAACGTGTACCCAGCAACTGGCGGTAAAATCAACAACGGTTCTGCTAATGCTGCTAAAGCCTTGGCGGCTAACATGTCTGGGGCTTACATTAGCTTAGGCAGTGAAAACTGGGGTGCTGTTCTCAGCGCTTAATTGGTGGTATAAACTAAGAGGGCTTCGGCCCTCTTTTTTACTTTGGGGAACTAGATGACTGTATTTGATTTGATGGAACGCCTTGGCGGTGAGATTTTAATGAATCGCATCCGCGTGATGCTTGACGGTAAAATCGTTACTGTAGCTGTGCTGAACGACCAAGAGTGGGAATATACCGAAGCTGGGCAAGCTCTGTATAACGAACATTCCAACTTAGCTGCGGCAGAAACTGAAGTTGTTGCAACAAAAACTCGCAAAGTTAAAGCACAACTGGTAGAATCCGTTGAAATTACCGATGCACCGTCTGTTGGACTTGTACAAGCTACCGAGTAAGGCATATCATGAAAGCTCTTAGCGACTTTTACCCGAGGGTACTTCCGTACTTGCCCGGATGCTCTGAGCCTTTCGCCAGCCAAGTAATTTTAAATTCTGCTATTGAGTTTTGCGAAAACTCACTTACGCTTCGCCAAAACCTAGACACTTTCAGAACTGTTATTGGGGTTATTGAGTACGACCTAGACCCCCCTTCAATCCAGCACGATATTAATCGTGTGATGAGCGTTGCAGTAAATTACAAAGAATTAGCAGCCGGAATGGCTGAAGTAGTTCGTAATGATTTGCCAACTGCTAACTCTACTCCGCTTGCTTTTTATACTAGCCGCGCCGACTCCGTTTTTGTTCTCCGGCTAACTCCCCCACCCGATGCTGTTTATCCAGTAGTAGTTGGTGTAACTTTAAGGCCCTCTAGAACAGCTACGTTGTTAGAGGATGACCTTTACAATATATGGATTGACCCAATTGTTTCCGGGGCCATAGCCAGAGCAATGCAAGTGCCGGATCAACCGTTTACAAATTTTGCGCAAGCCCGCTACCTACTTGACTCCGCTGCTAAACAAACAATTAGTTCGCGGGTAGATGGTAATTATGGTTTAATTCGTGGGTCAATGTCTGTCCGCTATCGTTCTTTTGCATGAGGTAATTTATGACTATTGCAGCACAATCAATTGTCCGTAGGGTAGTAGAAACCTTGCAAGACAGCACATCCGTTCGTTGGCCTATTTCTGAGCTAGTTCGATATCTTAACGATGGGCAACGCGAAGTTGTCTTGTATCGCCCGGACTCTATGGTGACGAACGCAGTGTTGACTTGTGTAGCGGGGACTAGGCAAACACTTCCAAGTGCTGGCGCTAAGCTTATTGAAATTGTTCGAAATGTTGCGGCTACCAGTGCCAAAAAAGCGGTTCGAATGATTAACCGAGAAATACTAGATGCGCAAACTCCCGGTTGGCACGGCTTAACTGGCGTGGTTGATATCACCCACTTTATGTATGACCCCCGCGACCCAAAAACATTCTATGTTTACCCGCCAGCTACCACATTGGCTCAACTGGACGTTGTGTATGCCGCGTACCCAACTGACATTACGGAACCTGCTGATGGCACGTTGTATGGTTCTGTAAGTGGAAATATTAGCCTGCCTGACATTTACGGTAACGTACTGGGTGACTACATTTTGTATCGCGCCTACACTAAAGATAGTGAGTACGCAGGCAACGCACAACGTGCGCAAGCGCATTACGCCGCATTTGGAAACGCCCTCGGTATTGAAGTTAAAGGCACTACGGGCGTTATGCCCGTGTCTGCGGGGAATCCTAACCGCGCTGGCGCTCCTGCGGGCTAATCGGGGGCCTAGCTATGGTTACTAAAATTAAACTTGTGCAAGGTGACACCAAGCCAGCTTTGGTTTGCAGTATTACAGACGAAATCACAGGTGTTGCAATTAACATTACTGGGGCGACGGTACTGTTGAAATTCCGTGCCGCAGGTGCAACTACTCTGACTGCTACTGTAACCGGCTCGGTAACTAATGGTGCCGCTGGGGAAGTGGCCTTCTACCCTGCTTCTGCTCCGACTATGTTGTTGGGTGAAGCTGGCGACTACGAAGGCGAGATTCAGATTACCTTTTCTGATGGATCAATCCAAACTGTTTATGACTTGCTGAAGTTTAAGCTGCGCGAGGACTTCTAATGGGCGTGACGGTTGTCAACAATGCTCTGGCGGCTTCTGCGGCTGTTACCAGAGCAAGGGCAAGCGTCGTCATCGTAGCGCCGCTAGCTGAGACTTCGGCTGCTCTTTTAGCTGCTGCAACTTCTGTATCTATTGCCGACGCGGTTGTTACTGCTGTTGTGCCCGTAGTTAATCTGAGCTACATTTTTATGGTTACTGGGGCGTACTTAGATACGTCCGGCCAATTTCAGTATTTTCCTGACGAAGTTTTTGTTGCGGATGCTTCGTTTCGCGTAGTAGGGAAAACCCTTACAGATACTTTTGCGCAAATAGATTCCCCCGTTAAATTTGTCAATCTGCCCAAGTCTGACACAATATCGCTTTCTGAATCTGTACTCCGCACACTGGAATATATTCGTAGTTTTTTCGACACTACAACTACGGCTGAAGCTGTTAACTATACCTTTGCCAAATCGTTAGCAACAGCGTTTACGGCGACCGAGCTTAAGACTTTCACACTTAACAAATTTAGTTCTAGCTTTTTTGATAGCACAGATTTTGCGACTACGCACCTGACAAAAAACAACTTTGAGTCTGTTCCGTTAGCTGACGCGTCTTTTAGACATGTAACTAAGGGACTGGCGGATAACTTTAGCCAGACCGAGGCTATATCAAGTAACACTGATAAGGCCCTTGGAGATACTTTTACGACAATCGACGTTAAATCGTATGCTTTTGCTCGTCCCGTAGCCAGTTCTTTTGGCAGCACTGACTTTACGACTACGCACCTAACTAAGTTCAATTCTGATTCTTTTTCGTTTACGCATAACTTAGCAAAAGTTGTAAGCAATCAGTTAGCAGACACTTTTAGTACCGTTGATTTGACGGCTGTGAGTGCTGATAAAGTTTTGGCGCATTTTGTTATTACGACAGACGCCCATAACAAAGTACTTGGCCGAGTCATAACTGACGGCTTTGCTATGAACGACTCTGCTGATTTAGCAGACGGCATTATTTATCAGACTGTTAAGTTTGTTAATAACTTGGCTTTTGTCTCCGACGCAAAAGCCTTGTCCAATAGTCTGGCGACAGCCGACACGGTAAATTTGAGCAGTTCGGGCCTTTTGACTTCCCAAAACTACTGTGATGTGGCATACTTCGCAGAAGATTACGTCGGTGATTCCCGTACATTTTCATAGGAGCTATCATGCTAAACGACCAACTTAAAGTAACTGGCGATGTAGTCGTCGAAATCATCGGCGCAGACGGTAAGATTAAAGACCGCCGCGAAATTAAAAACCTAGTCGTTGCGACTGGTAAAACCTTCATTGCTGGCCGCATGGTTGGTACGCCAACGGTGATGAGCCACATGGCTATTGGTTCTGGAAGTACTGCCGCTGCCACTGGCGATACTGCCTTAAGTTCGTCTTTGGGCCGCGTTGCTTTGACAACTTCTACTTCCTCTGGCGCTGTTGTAACTTATGTTGCAACATTTCCTCCCGGCACTGGTACAGGCGCTGTGGTTGAAGCTGGTGTTTTCAACGACCCTACTACCGGCACAATGCTTTGCCGTACCGTGTTTGCTGTGGTTAACAAAGGCGTAGACGACGCTATGAGCATTACATGGGCGATCACTGTTAGCTAATACAGTTTGACGTAGTGAACGTCGGGAGTTTGGAATATGAGCACTATTGTCACCCGAGCGGGTAAGGGCTCGCCCCTTACCAACACTGAAGTTGACAGCAACTTTACAAACCTTAATACGGATAAAGTTGAAACGCTTGCGTCTGCGGATGGCTCCATTGTCATAACTGGGACTGGGGCGTCTAGAGACCTTAGCGTTTCGCAAAGCTCACCCGCGTCTGTGCTGCTTGAGCAGGTTCGCAATTCCACTGGTGCAACGCTTACCAAAGGCACGGCGGTTTATATTTCTGGCGCTACAGGCCAAAGGCCAACTGTCTCCAAGGCTTTAGCTACGGGGGATGCAACATCAGCCCAGACATTGGGTTTGATTACTGCTAATTTAGCAAACAATGCCAATGGCTATGTAACCATCATCGGATTAGTTACCGATATGGACACCTCTGCTTACACAGACGGCGCACAACTTTATCTAAGCCCTGTAACAGCCGGAACTTTGACAGCTACTAAGCCTTATGCGCCCCAGCATTTGGTTTATGTCGCGGTTGTTGCTCACGCTCATCCGACTCAGGGTAAGCTGATTGTCAAGGTGCAAAACGGCTATGAAATGGATGAGCTACACAATGTGTCTGCTCAGTCTCCTAGCAACGGCCAAACTTTGGTATACAACACAACCACCAGTTTGTGGGAGAAAAACACTGTCTCTTTGACTGCCGGAGTTAATGGCACATTACCCATTACCAACGGTGGCACAGGTGAAACAACTCGCCAAAACGCAATGGATGCGTTGGCGGGAGCCGTAACCAGCGGCTCATATTTGCGCGGCAATGGCACGGATGTTGTTATGTCCGCCATCCAAGTAGCGGATGTCCCCACGCTAAATCAAAACACGACAGGAACGGCGGCTAACGTCACAGGGACTGTCGCAGTAGCTAATGGTGGTACAGGTGCAATAACAGCCCCTGATGCGTTAACTTCTCTTGGTGCTTACCCAGCCGCTAATCCATCCGGATACACAAGCAATACGGGTACGGTTACTGGAGTTACTGGAACTGCCCCAGTTGTATCAAGCGGTGGTACTGCTCCTGCCATAAGCATGGCTGCTGCTTCGTCTGGTGTAAATGGCTACATGACTGGTGTGTACGCGACAAAGCTAGACGGTATTGCAGCGGGTGCAACAGCTAATACGGGTACGGTTACTGGGGTTACTGGAACTGCCCCAGTAGTATCAAGTGGAGGTACTGCTCCTGCAATAAGCATGGCGGCAGCGTCGTCTGGTGTAAATGGCTATATGACAGGAACATACGCCACGAAACTTGACGGTATCGCAACGGGTGCAACGGCAAACACGGGTACAGTCACCTCAGTCAGTGGTACAGGTACGGTAAGCGGCTTAACGCTGTCGGGCACAGTTACAGGGTCGGGTAGTTTGACCTTGGGCGGCGCGATTGGAACCTTAAATCAAAACACAACAGGTACTGCTGCCAACGTAACGGGAACGGTAGCTGTCGCCAACGGCGGTACTGGGCAAACTACCGGGTATAAGCTATTTGATGTGGCATTTACGTCCAACATAAACGCCAACACT